AATGGATTGTTTTTTAGTTTACACACAATTACTTTTGCACCATCTGTGATAGGCATTGAATATTTGTCACTGTACATTTCTCTGCATCTATTCCAATTGATGCTGGCACGTACATGACCTGGCATATTTGCTTTGCCTTGTTTGACTTCTTTTGCAAGATATTCGGTTACATTGTTTGCTCTTTTTGGTGATCCTTTTTCCCATCCTGGTCTTGCTTTGAATTCTGCTCTGAATTCAGATATTCTATCTAAGACTTCTTTTTCTTGTTTGTTTGTTAGTACCAACATCAACAGTTCTGATAAGAAGTTTTGCACAAAAACCGGAGTGTCTGACCTTTTTAAGTCAAGCCCCATTGCTTTCATTTTTCCAGGTGAACCTGCTGTATCTGTTCTCTGTCCTTCTTTGTCAAAATATAACACCGCATACCTTTTCTTCGTGATAAACAATCCTTTACTAGCAACAAGTTCTCTACCAGCCGCTATAACTTCACCTCTGGTTTTTGGACAATGAAATGCTTTGGTCATGAACTGTGTAAATGAACTGTTTACTTCGTCTGATATCTTATCATAAAGATTTATAATGTTTTCTTTTTGCCATGGAATTTTCCCTGAATCAATTTCATTCTTTAATGGTTTGTATGCACTAAAATAAACGGAGTCTGTGTCTCCGTAAATGACTGCTTCACCTCGATGATCATAGTCGCCTGTTATAACTTCATTTACTTTGGCTCCCATGTGCTTTGTTATACATCTACCAGTTAGCGTAACTGATTGTCCAATACGTATATCAAAGAATCTACAGCCTGGATTTAGTATTGCTCCGTACAAACTGTTCAAGTTAATTTTTTTTACAAGTTGTCGCTTGTCCCAAAACTCTCTTTCAATTTCGTTGTCACCGCACTCGTGCATTTTACGTTGCATATCCTGTCTTTCTGCATACCAACGTTTAAGTAGTCCTGGAATAATTGCTTCAAACTCGTATGTAAAAATTGTGCCATTAGCACTCAACATCCATTGATTATTACTCTCAAATACAAGGTCATACATCTGTGCCGCACTCATTTTCACACTAGTGCCATCCTGCCAGTCTACAATTATTTCTGTGCCTTTTTCTTTGGCCATTATTGCTTGATATTCCCAACTTCCAAATTGATTGTCCCATGCCGCCGCAAAAGATTTCTTTTGGAACTTTGCTCTGTTTACTTCTGCTGAAGTAATAACAGGACGTACCTGTCCAACAATGCTTTCTGGTCCCATATTCAAAGCACGAATCACACTTGGATATAGACTGTTTATATCGCAACTGCCAATCCAATCATGCAATCCTTTTTTAGGAGTTGCCACATATGCTCCTGCCGCTGTGACTGCTTCACCTTCTGCTCTTCTCACTCTGCCCGGCACAATCATGCCTCTTCTGTGTGCTTCGTTCACAATGGCCTGTTCAGTAACTGCCACTGCACCCATTGTTGTTTGTAGCAACACTGTGTTTTGGTGTGCTATTTCATTTGCTAGTTCAATAAATTTTAATTTTTTTTCAAGTTTGGCTAGTAATGCTGTGTCCTGTCTGTTGTATTCTATGAACAAACCAAAATCATGATTGTATAGGTTATCCAATGAACCTTCGTAGACAGTCTTCTTTTCTCCTAGCTCGTGTTCACCAATAGCATCTAGTCTGTAAGAATGTCTTTCTTCGTATGTGTATTTTCTATAAAGTTCTAGCAAGTCTAAATGCACTCGACCGATTAGATCATAACTTAATTGTTCTCTACCATACTTTTCAAATACTCTTCTTTTAGGCTTTTCTCCCCAAAAACACAATCGTCTTGTGTCGTCACTGCTCAATACTTTTTGTATTCTACCCACAGTGTAAGGAATATCATATCCTTCTGAATTCCATCCTGACAATATGTCAGCATCGTCAATCAGTGTAAGAAATGCATCAAGCATGTCTGCTTCTTTGTCAAACAGCATGACATTTTCAAAACGTTCTGTGGCCATTTTAGCACCACTCATATTGAGTGTTTTTGGTGGCACTGCAAATGTGACCAATTGATCAGTCCAACTCAAATAACAAGTTATTGCTGTGATTGGCATAAAAGGATCGTCTGTGGTAGAATAACCACGTTCAGGATCAAAGTCTACTTCAATGTCAAAAAACACAACGTTTAGTTTTGGAGCGTCTTTGCCAAGATAATTTTCTTCAAGACATCTAAATGCAGGATTAATGTCCTGCTCATAAAGTTTTTTGTTGGATCTTATTTTTTGTTCTTTGATAAACTGTTTGAATGTTGAACACTGAACTTTTTGCAGTTGTTCTCCGTAGATGCTTCTGTGTTTACCTCTGCTGTCTGGATAATAAAAAATGTATCGTGCATCATATTCTACAAATTTTCTTTGACCTTTGGCATCACGTTCTACCACACGCACCTTGTCTTCGTCTCTTTTGTAAAAAGCGTCTATATAACTCATAGTAAAAATACTTTAATGTTACCAATTATGTTCATTATTGTGAACCAACTGGCCAATACTAGTGTCCAAATAATTCTTCTTCTCCAACAAGCAATAGCCAGTGTGCAGGATCCCACAAGATAAACAGGAAACACATATTCCATTATAGGATATGGTGAAGTAAAAGTCAATATTACAGAACCAGCAATAGTGAATGCCACACTTACAATTTCAAGATAAAATGCTGTCTTATCTGTGTTGTAACTGTTTACCCAAAATTCTTTGAGTAAAGACAGCACTAAATTTTACCTGCGGCTGTTAAGATTGATTCAACAATATCCATATCATCTGACACACCTTTGTAATTGTCTTTGTGTGCAATGTTTATGGCCTTGTTAATCATGGCTGGTTTAAGTTCTAGTTCTTCGGCAAGTGCTTTGACTGTGTCTCGAAGTCCACCTTTGAGATCATCAACTTCTCCAAGAACCTGTGAACCTTGATTGATTATTTGTATAAGTTTTTGTTTTTCTGCTTCATTGAAATTTCGCATTGTTTCTCCTTTTTACTATTATACTTTATGACTATTAAAAAAGCAATTATTTTTTAGGCTTTGTTGAAACTCTTATTGGCTTTTTACCAGGTCCGCCGCCGGTGTCTTTACCACCTCTGCCTGCTTTGCGTTGTGCGTCCCTTTTTCTTGATACTGCTGATTTCTTTTGTTTTTTACTCATAGAACGAGCCTTGGATGCTGGTACACATTTAGCATAACCTCTTTTGGAACCAGATGTACCACACTCAGGATGTCCACCACCTTTTTTCTTTTTGGCAATGTTTACCCATTTCTGTTTAAACCATTTACGTAAACCACCTTTGTATTTTCTTTCATTTAGAATCAAACCGCCACAGTTGATACAATAGTCAAAGTTATCAACCAAAGCATCTAAATCGTAATCTGGTTTTATTGCTCCATGTTTGTTTTTGGCAATCATATCCATTTGTATTGCTACTTTAAAATCATAATCTGTTACATCTTTAGTACGATGTGTATAAATTTTCACTAGCACTTCATCATAAAACACTCCAAGATCAGCATGATGATCTAGATCTTCTTGTGGTTTGATAGTGTCAATTAAAAATTTTATAACTTGAAAATAATCTTCAAACTTGTATCTTTTTTGTAGACTGTTATCTTTATACTCCCAATCAGGAAGATATTTTTCTCTTAATTTTTCAATTGTATTTGTGTCTAAACTTTGATATTGTCTTTCAACGCCTTCATCTATTTTAGCACCCATCATTTGTACTTGCTTGTCAGCAAAGTTTTCTATGTTGGCCAGTCCTCTTGATCCTGCTGATACAGGCGATTTGGCTTGTTCTCCAGCACTTACATGGCCTCTTTGTTTTAGGTGTGATAAGTTTTGATAGTACTGTTTGAAGTTCCAAGGTATAGTCATATCAATATTTATTTCCAGATCACCATCTTAAATCGTTCTTTTTCTATACCAAAAAAATTAGTTTTGTAATCACTTTGTTCAAAAAAGCCTAGATGATGCCACTCTGATTTTTTGTCAAGAAGTCTTAAAGCCATTTCATCAAAATCTTGTGTCTGCAAAAAATCATCCATGTATTTTTTCTTTTCCTGTATCTCTTCGAAATTGAAACTATCCCACTCCCAATGTAACACTTCGAACACATTACCTTCGGCATCTGCGTAGTCTATTGAAAAGTCCAAACCCCATTTGGATCTTATTTGCAAGACTTTGTGAACTAAAGGACATTTCTCAGCAAATTCTTCCATTTGTTGCTCGGCGGCCCCGGTAAAACCTTTTCTTTCAAATATTACTGCATGATTTATATGACAACCACGATCAGTTGGCTCAGCAGTAAACCAATCATCTTTTAATACCCAGTGAGTGGTTCTAACTTTTTTAATTTTGTAATCCATTTTTTTGGCATACAATCGTTCAAGATTAGTAAGGTCAAAACCATTTTGATCAAAGGTATCTATCATGCTTGGTAAATTTTTAACAAAGTTGTCAGTCGGTTCTGCTTTGATACGTTGGTCGTAATAGGGATT